GGTGTCGGCGGCGCCTTTTACGACATATTTCAGCAGGCGGTGGACCGGGTAAGGACTACGGGTAGTATCGAGGGTTATATGCCGGTCTTTTTCCCCTGGTATAATTTCCCCGAATACAAGGCTACTGTGCCGAAGGGCTTTAAAATAGACGATGATGAGCGGCATTTGAAGGAAGAATTTGGTTTAAGTAACGAGCAGATATTCTGGAGAAGGTTGAAGGTACAGGAATTGGGGGGTGATGAGTCATTATTTCGCCAGGAGTACCCTGCCACCCATATAGAGGCGTTCCAGACCTCCGGCAATCCGGTATTTACGCCCTCAATGATCCATTTTCAGAAGGCTTTCGTCCAGAGGGGCCGAAATGTCGTTTTTAACGGCGAGGACATTGAGAATGTCAATAGAACATTCAACTGCTGGGAGATAATCCGGCTGGCCGAGGAGGGCCAGCAGTATTGTATGGGCATTGACACTATGGAGGGCCGTCTTTCTGACGTTCAGGACCCCAAGAGCCGGCTCGACTGCGATGGCGCGGCGGTTTTGGACAGGTTCTCAGGCGAGTTGGTTGCCAAATGGCACGGTCGGGGCGACCAGGGCGAATTGGGAAAGCAGTGTTTGTGGGCTGCGAGGCATTACAATGAGGCGTGGGTGGCGCCGGAGATACCGCAGGGCATAACTTTATTAAAGGTCTTCAAGGAGGCCGGTTACAACAATTTATACAACCGCCAGGTGCATGATGAGAGGATAGTCGAGGAGGACAGCGAGAATTTAGGCTGGCGCACCACCCTGATAACCCGCGGCTGGCTTGTCAATGACTTTCTTGTTGCCTGCCGCGAAGGTTCGGTAAAGGTGGTTTTTAAGGAGATTGCCGAGGAGATGGAGACCTTTATCCGCGACAAGACGGGCAAGGCAGTCCATCAGCCGGGCAAGCATGACGACCTTTTATTTGCGTCCATGATAGCCTTGCAGGTCCATCAGAGGTGTCCTTTGAGCGATTTGCCCTACAAGTACGATTATACCGGCGATGATGATGAAGTCGAGAAGAGGGAAACACTTACAACCATAGGCGCTGTTGACGACTGTATTTTAGAAGGGGACGAAGATTAGAAAGGAAGAAAGAATGAAAGTACTGATAGAAACAAACTGTATTGTAAATGGACACAAATTATATTTTGAAATGGAGACTGAGGAACAGATAGATATTGGTGTTGAAAAGAAGTTAATTGAGAAAACATTTTTTGATTGGGCAAGAGATAAATTTACAGTAGTGCAACATTATGAGGATGAAGATTAGAAAGGAAGAAAGATGTTTTGGGATATTTTCTGGGCTTTATTTCTTATTTTTGTTGTCACGCCCGTGGTTTTATGTGGTTTGACTTTGATTGTATTTATTTGGCTGTTTAAGAAGGAATCGAAGGATGAGTAAGGAAGAAATAGAATTTATTATACCAAAAGAAATAAAGGAATTAAAAAAGGGTTGTGTGTATGCCGTCAGAATGAGAAAAAAGGCGACTCACGACCTATGGAAGGCCATGAATCATTACCTGCATAAGATTTCTGAAAGAAGCGGGATAGAATTTGTTTTATTGCCTTATGACATAGAAGTTGTTGATAAAAACTGGAAAGAGAAAGATGAATGATTGAAGTTGGGGTATTCATGGTTGGCTGTTTATTCGGTGCGGCCCTGGTCAAATACGGCATTGACCTGTGGTCTAAGTGTATATCACAGGTAAGGGAGGAAGAGCCTTTGTTCGGTTTACCCTCGGAGCCTGTGATGCAGGAGTTTACGGGCGAGGAGGAGCCGCCGGTAATGCAGGAAGAAACGGAAGTTTTATGAGAAAGGAAGAAAGATGCCATGCAATAGTGATTATTTACGGCCAAGTGGACAAGAATTAGAGTCCCGCAGGGTAACTGGTTTGTTGATATATATTTATGGCAAAACAGGCAAAAAGATACCCTTGTGGGTGAAAAAAGCAAGCGAAGAATATTACGGCAATGTAAACAGGCTTGATGAGGCAACAACATTATTGTGCAGTGAGTGTAGGAATTTAACTGAAAAAGAAAAAGAAAAATATATATACAACGCTCACGACAAATTAGCGAGAAAACTGGCAGATTGGTTTGAGCGCCATCAGGAATGGGATGAACGAAGAGTAAGGGAAGAAGAAGAGACGAGGGCTAAAATTATAGCCAAAGAGAGAGCGTTAAAGAAATTAACGGTGGAAGAAATAGAGGCATTAGAACTTAAATAATTATTTTTATAGGGGGGAAAATAATGACGGGAGATTTTTCCGGTTGTCTCGAAGTATCTTCGGGATACGGCAATATGTTAAGGTTCGACAGTGGAAAGTACGGCATATCATTTGACTGTACCGGAGGGACAGATGAAAGGATTTGGGGTAAGGACCCAACTGCCGTTGTCGGCAATCAGTGTCTTTACATTGACAAGATTCAGCTTTCCACCTGCGGGACGGGCGGGGGCGGCTCTATTGCTTTGGTTGACGGCTCTGCTGCCGGTCAGGCGATTGTAACACTTTCCGCCCATGACGGCACGCTAACATCGGGCAATCAGGGCCTTTGGGATTTTGGCAATGACGCTCTTGTTTGTCTTACGGCGGACAATACACAATCTTTGTGTGTAAGCTCTACCGCAAGCGCATTCGTTTCCGGTTTTGTTAAGTGCTGGTGGGGGGCGCCGCCGAAATGATTAAGGTCGAGGAGGGCGAGTCGAAAAAAGATGCTCTTAATACCTATCTTGATAACCTTGAATACGCAGGCATGGAGATTACCAAGGCGTGGACTTCGATATGGTCTGAGAGCATAAAATACTTCTTCGGCTCACAGCTTGCGCACAAGCAGAAGAAAAAGGGCTGGGACTGGATAGTGGTAAACTACATTCTGCCCGCCGCTATTCAGGAGATAGCCAAGCTGTCCAAGAACCACGCCCAGATACTCGCCCATCCGTGGGAGGCCTCGGACGCCGAGTGTGCCGAGGCATGGCGTTCTCTTTTACAGTGGTTGTGGGAGAAGGGCATAAACGGCAGGGGTATGAGGCTGGAGCAGATTGCCTCCACGCTCGACAAAAAATTATACGGCTATAGTATCTCGAAAGTCTACTGGGAGAGTAAGGATTCGTGGGACGATAACGCAAAGAACTGGGTTGGTGATGTAAGGTACAGGCTTTGGAAGCCGGAGCATTTCTGGGCGCTGGGCCAGGAGAAGATTGATGACGGTCCCTGCGGGACGGTAAGATATGTCGAGGAGGAATGGGCCATAAACAAGTGGCCCAAATTCAAGCAAAAAATAAAGGAGCAGTCGCAGACCTATGAAGACCTTATTTCCGGCGGCGCCGAGGAGACGGTAAGGGGGCAGACGCTATCTTCCGGCACTTACCCGAGCGCGGGTGTGGGCGGAACCGACCCCGGACCGGGAAGTGACGGGCACAGGAAACTTCTTAACCTGATAATTCAGCGCAAGAAGCATACGCCGAAAGACAGCAAGATAAGGTATATAAAGCTCGCCGAGTTCTATTTCAAGGACCATGAAGAGAAACACGTCAAAGAGAATATGTCGCCGGACGAGCTTATTGCCGCCGGGTACATTACCAAACAGGAGGGTATGTACTTTGACCGAAGCGGCGCGCCCGTTACCGAATGGCCGGAGATTGTCAAGAGGGAGTATTATGAGCCTTTATATCCTATGGGCCGGTTCGTAATAAGGCTCGGCAAGGACATTGTAGTAAACAAGAACCAAAAGTACGGTTTTAAGAAGTGGCCTTTCGTTGTATCACCCCATTATCTGTTACCCCACATGTGGCAGGGCTGGGACGCCGTTCAGATGTATAAGAGCGCTCAGGACATGATAAACGTGTCCATATCGCACCTTGTAAACAATATGAAGATGTATGGCGACCCGAAAGTTGCCATTGAGAGGGGGGCGCTTGATTCGCCGCCTGGTAAAAGGTCGTCCCATTTCAAGATAGGCAAGGGCGCAGGCTCGATTATCCGTCTGGTAAAGGGCGGTCTGGGGAGAATGAAGATTCTCGACCCGCCCGCACCATCGGCGGCCGCATTGCAGTTGTATGGCCTATTCACGCAGGAATTTAAGAACATAGTCGGCCTTCAGGACATCGCTCAGGGCAAGAAGACGCAGGGCAGGATAACCGCCACCGAGTCGCACN